GCATAGCTAAACAAATATTTGCACAAAATTTAAAATATTATTTAGATAAAACAAACGCAGGTACATACCTAATTGTATTTAGTGATATGTTAAATTTTAGAAAACAAATTGATGATAGTTATAAGTCTTATAGGAAAGCAATAAGAAAACCAGTTTGTTATAAAGCATTAAGAGATTGGTTAATTAAAACTTACCCATGTAAGTCTTTACCAAATCTTGAAGCTGATGATACAATAGGAATATTAGCTACAGGTGAATATAAAGATAAGTGTGTAATTATATCTGGTGATAAAGATATGAGAACTATACCTGCATGGCATTGTTCTATTATAGATAATCAAATTGAAAAAGTTGATTTAAAATTAGCAGATTATCATTTCTGCACACAAGTATTAACAGGAGACCAAACTGATGGTTATAAAGGTTGCGTTGGTGTAGGTCATGTTAAAGCATCTAGAGTTCTTAATCCAAAAAAAGATATAGATGTAAATTGGAAAGCAGTCATAGAAGAATATTTAAGAAACAAAATGACTGTAGATGAAGCATATCATCAGAGTAGACTAGCAAGAATACTTAGAACTGGTGAATATAATCTAAAAACAAAAAAACCTAAGTTATGGAGTTATAAATATGGACAGTACAAAAATACTGGAACAAACAAAAAAGCTAGTTAGTAAAGATAGAGAAGAAAAGCATGGTGATAAAGTTATTAACCATGAAAATATCTCTAGACTATGGACTGGATACATTCAGAACAAAACTAAGCTAAATATTATAATCCTTCCTGAAGATGTAGCTAATCTTATGACACTACTAAAGATAGCAAGAACACAGGCAGGAAAGTTTAATATTGACGATTATGTTGATGCTTGTGGGTATTCTGCAATCGCAGGAGAGATTTCAAGTAAAAGACAGCAATTAAGTACCACTTTAGGAGTATCTAATGACAAAAAAACCAATAATAAGTAAAGAAGTCATAGGATACCTAGACGAAATATTTCCTGACAAATGCCCAGATATAAAGATGACTGAAAAAGAAGTCTGGTTTCAGGCAGGTCAGAGAAGTGTCGTCAATCATTTAATTAAAGAAAATCAAGTACAAGAGGAGAAATAAGCATGTGCATAGCACCTAAAATGCCAAGTCCACCACCTGCACCTGAACCAATTCCTGCACCGGTTATCACTAAAGCAGTGACTACTAAGCAGAAAGCACCAATGGTTGCTGAAAGTGGTTCTAATGTGGGTTCTTCAGCTTCTAACTACAACAGAAAAAGACTGGGTAGAGGAAGTTTGAGAATACCTTTAGCTTCAAGTGGGTCTGGTGTTAATTTTCCAACTAGCTAATTATGGCAAAATATACTCTTACAGATAAATCTGTAAATAACAGCAAAAACTCTATAGAGGGTCAATATCAAAAGTTAGAGATAGATAGAGAAACTTATTTACAAAGAGCAAGGGAAAGTGCTGAATTAACTATTCCTCATTTATATCCACCAAAAGGATATAATGCTAATACAGAATATAGTACACCTTATCAATCAGTAGGTTCTAGAGGGGTAATGAACTTAGCATCAAAATTGATGTTAGCTTTATTTCCACCACAAGCACCATTCTTTAGAATTGATGTAGATGATTTAGTTTATAAAAAAACTGAAGGAGACCCAGAACAGAAAAAGATTATTGAACAAGCATTAGCAAAAATAGAAAAATCTGTCATGGATAATATAGAAGTACAGAATGACAGAGTTGCAGTATTTCAAGCATTAAAAGATTTGATAGTATCTGGTAATGTTTTATTACATTTAACTGATACTGGATTAAGAGTTTATAGATTAGAAAACTATGTAGTTAAAAGAGACCCACAAGGTGAAGTACAAAAAATTATAATTAAAGAAGGTGTAAGTCCTGATGTTTTACCAAAAGACATTCAAGAAAAATTAAAATACGATAACCAAGAAACTGAAGTTTGTGATTTATATACTTGTGTAATGCGAGTAGGTAAAAAATATAGAGTACACCAAGAAGTAAAAGGTAATGTACTTTACACAAAAGAATATACTAAAGATAATTTACCATACATTGCATTAAGATTTAATAGAATAGATGGTATGAACTATGGTAGAGGACATGTAGAAACTTTTATTGGAGACCTAAAATCATTAGAAGGATTAACAAGAGCAATTTTAGAAGGAAGTTCTGCTTCTGCGAAGATGCTATTTATGGTTTCACCTAATGGAACTACAAGAAGTTCAAGTTTAGCTAAAGCACCTAATGGTGCAATCATAGAAGGTTCAGCTTCAGATGTATCAGTATTACAAGCAAACAAATTTGCAGACTTTAGAGTAGCAATGGAAAGTATGCAAAGAATAGAACAAAGATTACAATTTGCATTTTTATTAAATGCTTCAGTCCAAAGACAAGCAGAAAGAGTGACTGCTACAGAAGTACAATTAATTGCAAATGAATTACAAGATGCACTTGGTGGAGTGTATGGAATATTAACAACAGAATTTCAACTACCTTACATTAATACAAAGTTAGCAATGTTAAGGCAGAAGAAATTGCTTCCAAATCTTCCTAAAGATATTGTTAAAGTAAAAATAATAGTAGGAATGGAAGCATTAGGGAGACAATCAGATAGATTAAAATTATTACAATTCTTATCTGATATGGCTCAAACTCTTGGTGCTGAAGTTTTAGCAAAACATATCAATGTGACAGATGCAATTAAGAAATTTGCTATTGCTAATCAAATTGATATTCAAGGATTAATTAAATCTGAAGAACAGTTAGCACAAGAACAACAACAAGCACAAATGATGGCTCAACAACAACAAGCCATGTCTGGAATGACAGACCCTAGAACTATGATTGAAGCAGGTAAATCACTACAACAAAGTGGTGCTAATGTCGGCTTTGACCCAAGTACAGGCGAAGTGTCAGTTGATGAACCTCAATAACAATAAATAATAAATAGGAGAAACTGATGTCTACATCAAAAGTTGAAATAAATAGTGGCGAAGCACAACCATCACAACAAGAACAGGTTGATGCTTTAAAGAAAGATGGTGTCAATGTTGAAACCATGCAAGACGAAGATGGTAATAAAGTACAAGTAAGTACACCTGATATAGAAACACAAAATCTTGAAAATCAGAGACCTGAATGGTTGCCGGAGAAATTCAAGACTGCACAAGAATTATCTAAAGCATATACTGAATTAGAAAAACAATTCTCTGCAAGACAAACCGAAGAACCTGCACAAGAAGAAGAAGCTAAAGACCTTAGTATTCCTAAAGAGGAAGCTACAGAAAAAAATGATAGTTTTAGCATAGACAGGTATCAAGATGAATATGCAGAAAAAGGTGAACTAAGTCAAAAGAGTTATAATGATTTAGCTAAACAAGGTTTAAGTAAAGATTTAGTTGATGGTTATATTGCAGGTCAAAAGTCTATAGCTGATACACAAACTTCACAAGTACAAGAAGTAGCAGGTGGACAACAGCAATATGGAGAACTTATTGCATGGGCAGGTGAAAACTTGTCTGAAGCAGAACAAAAATCTTTTAATGATTTAACTGAGACTGGAAGTATTGACACAATTAAAATGGCAGTACAAGGTTTAATGACTAGAGCAGGAATGACAAAAACTTCAGTACAACAAGAAATGGTACAAGGTGATGTCAATAATGTATCTGTGGAACAATTTAATTCAGTACAACAAGTGACTGATGCAATGAATGACCCAAGATATGAAAAAGACCCTGTCTATAGAAAAGAAGTTGAAAGGAAACTTGCAAATAGTTCAGTGTTTTAATGGCTAGAAATTACCGAAAAGAATATGACAATTATCATTCTTCTTCTAAACAAAAGAAGAACAGAGCAGGAAGAAATTTAGCTAGAAGAATGATGAAGAAAAGAGTTGGCATCAAAGGTAAAGATGTTCACCACAAAGATGGCAACCCAAGAAATAATTCTAGAAGTAATTTAGCTATAACATCTAAATCATATAACAGGTCAAGAAATGCTTAATTTTATATTACCTATATTAAAAAACCCATTAGCTAGAATGGTAGCATCTAAAACAGTTGGTGCTATTCAGCATAAAATGGAAAAAGATAAAATAATTAGAGCAAAAGAAATAGAAGCTGAAAAATCAGTTTCAGTAGAACAGGTTAAACAACAAGAACATAGTATAAAAGATGAAATTTTAACTTTACTTATAAGTGCTATTTTTATTTTTACTTTTCTACCATTTTCACAACCTTATATGATGAAAGGTTTTGAAATACTTAAATCAGCACCTACTGAATTTTGGTGGGCAGTTCTAATTGTATTTTCAGGAAGTTTTGGAATGTCTACACTTAAAAACATAAAAGGAAAAAAATAATGTCACTAGTAGCAAATATTAATAGAAGAAAAAAACTAGGTATATCTAGAAGTAAGAAAAAATCTACTGTTTCTGCAAAATCATACAAAGCTATGAAAAATAAGTGGAAAAAGAAGTAGTGGGTGGCAAAGAAGAAAAACAATTTACTTTCTAAAGAAGAACATGAAAGCAGAAGTAGATTTAAAAAGACAAGTATTTCAAAAAATCCTGCAAGAATTAAATGGTCTTCTATGAATAAGAGTAAAAGGAGACAACATAAAAAATGAATTTTGTCCTTAGTTTAATTTTATGTTCTAATGTAGCAGGTCAATGTCTACCACCATATAGATACCCAGATTTATTTGTTGATGGTTATTCTTGTATGATTGCAGGAAATAATGAAAGTATTCTTAAACTAGAAGAAATAGGACATGAAGAAGTAAATAAAAACGAAATATTTATTAAGTTTGTTTGTACGAAAGAACAAAAAGAAGAAAAAAATACATAATATCACCATCTCTTGTAAGAGAGGTGACTTATTAAAATTCAGATGATTGCCTGTCACGACAGAGAACTCTCTAAGTTGAAAAGTAAATAAGGTGTTAAACTAACAATAACAATAAGAAAAAGGAGACATAAAAATGTCAAACGCAACACCAAGTAGACTGGGTCTAGTCAATGCGACTGGAACTGGCTATAACGACCTTTTCTTGAAATTGTACAGTGGTGAGGTTCTAGCATCTTTTCAAAGAGAAAATAAAATGCTTGGAATGACCAATGTGAGAACAATTTCCAATGGAAAGTCAAGTTCGTTCCCTGTGACTGGAACTACAACAGCAGGATACCACACAGCAGGAAATGAAATAACTGGAGACGCAATCAAACACAATGAGAAAATTATTCATGTAGATGATATGCTTCTTTCAAGTTCCTTTGTATCTGAAATAGATGAGCTAAAAAATCACTATGATATTAGACAAATCTATGCAAGAGAAATGGGACAAGCATTAGCGAAAACTGTAGACCAAAACTTAGTTCAGTTAGCTGTAATAGGTGCAAATGCATCTACTACAATAACTGGTGGTAATGGTGGAGATGTAATCACTGATGCAGACGCAAACACAAACGCAACATCTTTAATCGCATCTTTATTTGAAGGAATTCAAAAATTAGATGAGAAAGATGTACCTTCAACAGATAGATACATTGTTGTATCACCTGATATTTATTATCAGTTAGCGAACAACGATAAACTATTAAACAGAGACTTTTCTTCACTTAATGGTGATTTTGGAAAAGGAACTGTTGTGTCAATCGGTGGAGTTCCAGTAATTAAATCTAACACTTGTGTTAGTGCTTTTGCTGACAACTCATCTGCTGTTTCTGGTGCGAACAACACTTATAATATAGATGCTTCTAATTATGTAGCTGTAATGTTCCACAAATCAGCAATCGGTACAGTTAAGTTGAAAGACTTAGTTGTAGAGACAACTTATGATGCTCGTAGGTTGGGGACACTGATTACAGGAAGAATGGCAGTAGGTTCTAATGTTCTTAGACCTGAAAGCTGTATTGCAGTTAAAACTTCGTAATAATTAATTTTATTACTTGTGTACTGGCGAGGGTCAAACTTCGCCAGTGCTTTAAATTATAAGGAGAAATTATGATGTGTTGGTTATGTAAATTAATAAAATGGACACAAAAGAAATTAAAACAACTTTGGGATAGTTTTTTACCATAATGACAATACAAACTAGGACTACCGAGTTAGAAGCAATTAATACTATACTTTCTACAATCGGTGAAAGTCCATTGAACACATTAAGTGGTTCATTGCCTGTAGATGGCACAATGGCAAAAAATGTTTTAAATGAAATTAATAGAGAAGTGCAATCAATGGGTTGGCACTTTAATACTCATCATAAAGCAACATTAAGTAAAGATACTAATGGTAAAGTTCCATTAGCTACTAATATATTAAGAGTAGAATTAAACCCTAACAGATTTTCTAAATCAGATTTTGATATAGTACAAAGAAATAATTATTTATACAACTTAGCAAAAAATACAGATGTATTTACACAAGACTTTGATGAAGTCACACTTATATATTTATTAGATTTTGCAGATATACCTGAACAAGCTAAAAGATATATAACTGTAAGAAGTGCAAGAGTATTCCATGACAGAACTCTTGGTGCTAATACTTTACATAAATTTTCACAGGAAGATGAACAAAAATCATTTGCAGTTTTAAAACAAGCAGAAAGTCAAACTGGTGATTACACTATGTTTGATAGTCCTGAACAAGCATATACAATAAGCAGAAACAAAGCACATTGGTGGTACTAAATGCCATTAGTAAATAGAACTATTCCAAATTTAGTACAGGGAGTTTCGCAACAACCAGAGGTATTAAGATTACCTTCACAAGCAACAACACAAGAGAATGGTTATTCATCAGTAGTAGAAGGATTAAAAAAGAGACCTAATACTTCTCATGTAGCAAAAATATCTACATCAACTTTAACTAATGCGTATGTTCATGCGATTAATAGAGATAGCACAGAAAGATATATAATAACTATAACTAATGGTGCTATAAAAGTATTTACGACAGCAGGAGTTGAAAAGACAGTTGTTAATCAAACTGGTGCAACTAATTATTTAACTACATCAAATGCTAAACAAGATTTTATAGCAATGACTGTTGCAGACTTTACTTTTATTTTAAATAAAGAAAAGACTACTGCAATGACTAATGCTACTAGTCCTGCAAAAGTAGAACAAGCAGTTTATTCAGTATTACAAGGAGTTGCTGATACAAAATACTCAGTGACTATTGATGGGACTACATACAATTATACAACAGGTGGAAGTACGACAAGTACAGAAACTATTAGAGATGGTTTATTTAGTGCTGTAGGTTCACCAACAAATATTACATGTACTAAAATTGGAAATTCAAGTTTTTCAATAGTTAAATCATCAGGT